TCTCAAGTGGACCAAAGCGTCTGACCGTCGAACCTACCGTAAAGGACACCGTAAGCCTGATATCAGCCGCTGTCGGATAAGCCGCAGGATTCAGAACAGACAAGATGCCTTGTGCGCTGTACTGCTTTGTGAGCGTTACACTTCCACCGCCAAACGAATACGACGCTCCCGTCTGGATGTTGGTAAAGGTTGCACCAAGCGTCCCTGTAGTAATGTCTATAGGGCTCCCTAGTTCGTCTACCAAGCGCACGACATAGGAGTGCCAGTCTCCGACCCATGCGGAGACTTGCACGACCTGCTGAGGGTCTTCAGTCAAATCATAAATCAATGCCATTAGATATCCCTCACATAGATGCGTAACGGTCCAAAGATTTGCGTATCAGATGCACCTGTTGTGCGTGTAATCGTTGCAGTGTAAGTGCCAGGAGTGTTAGTCACCGTCGTGTCAATGGTAAAGGTTGCCCGTCCATCAGCTGCATAAGTTGCCGTGCAGGAATACGTGTCAACCAAAGAACCACCAGAGTTATAGACCTTAGCGGTTACCGTTGCAGAGGTTATATCGATGCCGTTACCGTTGCCATCTACACACTGGATGTCTACGCCGTGCTGTGCGCCCTTCTGAATGTCAAGCGGATCAGATGCTCCTAACCCGTCTGCCTTGACCTCATAAGGCCCCATGCGAACCAGAGCGGCAGATGTTACCGGGGTAACCAGTTCAGCATTGACGTACTGGCCAAATGTCCCTGCCGTCGTGTGGCTTGATCTCAACTCATCCCATACAAGTATAGGTGTCTGTGTGACGTTCGTATCAATACCATTAGCTAGTGCAGCGGTTTCATTGACAACACCGCCAAAGGTCGTCGCATCGTTGTAAGGGCCAGGGCTTGCACCCCAGACAGCAGATGCCGTCTGCGCTGATGTCAAGCCACCAGATGACAGTTTGACCGTCATTACCGCACCGTTAGTACCAGACGCACCACGTACAACAACAGTGACATCGTCAGCACCAGCAGCCAATGCAGCATCAGGCAGGTCAAGTCTGTAGACGCCCGGCATATTGGTAGCATCTACCTCCGCAAAGCCACCAGATGTCCACGCCTGAGCGATTGTACGGGCTACTAGAGGGATAGATACGCTGGCAGTCCTAGTGCGGTTGTAGCGGGCTGATAGACCGCTTGTGGAGGCTGTGAGACCTGTAGCACCGAGATATAGTTCGATAGATTGTGAGGTGCTTCCGGGAGCGATGGTGATGGTTGACGCATTACGCTCGGTTGGAACGTATGGAGAGACATTGGATAGATTGCGGTACGTTGCCGAACCTGTGTCAGGCGTTGCACCTGTCCACGTCACGCCGTACATGTCGGATGCCGGTGCGCCTGTCGCGATACCTGCGGCTGTGTTTGGGCCGCCTAAGATACTGCTGAACATTTGGAACGTTCCAAGTCCATTCTGCAAGTGATACGGAAGAATCAACCCGTGGCTAAATGTAGTCGTGGTTGTCACGCTTGTTGGCACATTGTTTAGGTTAACCGAGTTTGAAATCATCCTGTTGTATGTCTGCGTAAAAACGTTGCTCGTATCGGCATAAATGGCATAACCACCATTGTAGAAAAGGCAGTTTGATGCATTTGATTTAAAACTGGCATTGCCACCTTGACTGTCAATACCTGCATTCTCACAACAGAAAAACGTGTTGTTGAAAAATGTAGTTTGACAGTTTACGTGTGTAAATCCACTACCTGTATTTGCTAAAAAGAGACAATCGGTAACCGAACTTGTATCAGCAACATTCTGACCTACAAATCTCGGTCCTCCACTACCGCCTATAAAACTACACTTTGACAACGTTGCTGCAAGTGCAGTGCTTGCGGGTGACGTAAGCGTAAGCATGTAAGAACTAAGGTTAGTACTTGTAAACTGACAGTTTGTAAAACTTATATTCGTGCTTGTTGTAAAGGCAACCGTGCCACCATCAAAGATGATGTTCTGAAACGATAGGTAGTTTTTGCTGGTTGCAATGATAGATGTAAGTGTCGGTGTTGCACCGACTGCAGTGTAAACAGTCCAAAGCACAGGCCCTGCTGTTATGCCTGTAAACTGTGACGCTGTCGGATCACCAATCACAGACGTTGTTGCAGTGGCTGATGTCATTCCAATCGTAACCGATTCATTATATGAACCGGGAGCAATGTAGACAGTGTCACCTGATGCGATGCCTGTTGCGCCTAGTGCCTTGGTAAGTGTTTGCCACGCCTGATTTGTTGCTGGCCCTGTCCCAGTGTTGGCGTTATTGCCATCAGGTCGAACGTAGTAAGTTGCCATTATTCAGCGGTCCCTGCGACTATTTCTTGAGCCATGACCACGGCAAATTGATTGCTGTATGTCTTTTGAAACTCAACATCCTGCAACACCCACCAACCAAAAACACTGGTACCGTTCTCGCCAAATGTACCGATAAGATTGCCATCGTTATCGTAGATGTCGCCGAACACAATCCAATCACCCGGAGTGTTTGGGTTAGGTTCTAGTCGGTAGTTCTGGAAGTTCATTTGCCCACCTTCAAAGCGTTCATGTCTGTTCCCTTAAAAGGCATCGTAAGGAACGCCAGCACACTAGACACCGCAGCGGAGACACCAGCCGCTACCGCCTTGCTTCCGTACAGTGCCATCACTGCGCCCAGCTCGGCAACATCCTGCGCTTGTGCAGTGCGTACGCCATCACCAAATACCGTGGTGAAGGAAGCCACGAAAGCCACGACAACAACTACGACCAATCGCTTGATAGAAATTCCGCTCATGTCCTCCGTGCCTCCATTGCGCTTACCTTGTTTTCTAACTTACCTAGCCGTTGTTCTATCATTCGCACTTCTTGCCCTTGGCGATCAAGCGATTGAATTATGTTAGCGTTCTGCACTTCGAGTTTTGCAAGCCTTACCTGCAAGGCAACCCAAGCCGAACCAATCGCAAACAACGTCACAAAAGCTTGGATGCCCATCTGCACCCACATCTCAGGGCTCATGCCGTTCTCTCCACTAATCCTACATGTTGAACCAGCAGATTGGTTTGTCCAAAGTCTGTTCCAACAACGTCATAGTATTTCGATTCATCACCTACAACATAAACACGGTCATGCGCCATCACATCAGCCGATACCGGAAGGGTAACGTTCCATCCTGCTGACGGCTGTATGCCACCGCCTACAATGCTCTCGGTGTCCGATTGATTGGACAATCTACCCTTGTAATCAGCAACCTTGCGCCACGTCTCAGTAACACCACCTCTGCCATCTTCGGTCAGCGTGAAGCGATGCACCTCAATAGGTGTCTGGCAGAGGTTTCGTACCAAGCCAGCCTGAAGCGTTGCACGGAGGATAGGACTCATGCGAACACCACCGGACGATAACGTTCAGCCATCTCAATGCAGTGCGCTTTGAGTTGGCTTAGCTTCACATCGCTTGTGCCTTCCTTAGCATCAATGTCAGAAGCACATCTAGACGCTTTGATGAACCAAGCCTGCCGAGTTGCAGTTCGGACATCATAGCGTTCTACGTTAGCAGGTCCCATATCAACCCACATTAGCACAGGGTCACTGGTGCCATCTAGGACGCTCCAGCCCTTCCATTGTCCACCGGGATACTCTGCCCATTCTGGTTCTGTGGTTGCGCTTGTACCTGCTACTCGGCACTCATAGACCCTGCCATTAGGAGTAGTGGGGACTACACGATCGCCAACAGCATAAGCCGTGCTGGCTGTCCATGTACTGAACCGTGAATAGGAATCAAGGATACTCCCTATCTCGGTTGTAGACAGTTGCGGGTAGGACTGAGCATCCACGAACAGGCTCACTTGTGCAATGGCTTCGGCACGGGTCAACATAGTGTAAGTATCCCACACAGAGCCGTAGGCTCGGACAACGCAATAGACAAAGAGAAAGCCCCCGGCAATGATGCCGAGGGCTTATAACAGAACCGACTACGCTTAGGAAGCGGTTGTGGTTGCGAGGACGATAAGCGAACCTGGAACCTTCAATGAAGCGTCCGAGTTTACGTTTCCAACGTCGTGTGCGTTGAAAGCAAAACGCTCGGTTGCCTTGTAGGTAAGTGCGTCTTCGACGAACTTAACTTGGTCGCTGACTTCAACCGTCATTGCACGGCGGTCACCAAATGCGACACCCTTGGTAAGGTCACCGAGGATTGCAACAGGAGTTGTTGCAGCTGGAGCCTTAGGCATATTCTGTACCCACTCGATTGGATAGCCGAACAGGGTAGGTGCTTGGGTGTAAGCGTTCTGAATGTCCAAGATTGCGTTTCCACCAAGGGCGATGAGCTTATCAGCAACGCCATTGAAGAAGAGATCCTTATGCATATACCACTTGGCATTGTCTGCGTACGTTGGCAACTTTGCGACCATTGCTTGGAAGTTAGCAAGCGTAAAGTTTGAGAACGATGCACCAGACAAAGCAGCTCCAAGAACGACACCAGCGATGTTAGCCTTGGTTGCGTTCAAGCCGTAGACAGCACGGAGAATACCAGTGATGCTTCCATAGGTGCCGGAACCGTCACCGTTGAAACAAGCGTTGTCCTCTTCCTTAGCAATGGCATAAGCCATGTCACGGGCAAGAGCTGCACCGAGGTCGATAACCGTATCTTCGCCAAGTTCCTTGGATGCAATCGTGAGGACTGCAAGTTTCTTAGCTGCGAGCGATACCTGACCAAAGGTGATGTCGGAAGCCGTGATTGCTGTTGCTTCAGATGCGTAGTACACAGTTGTGGACGCAGTAGCGGAAGGAACAAGCAAGGTATCCGAGGACATCGGGTAGATACGTGAGTTGCGACGAGCAACACCGTACTGTTCACGGAGCCAGATAAGGTCCGAGGAAACAATCTCAGGAACAGTGTAACCACCAGCACTTGGTGTGCCTTCGGTTTGTGCCTTCAAATGTCCGTTGTCGGAAAGCCACTTTGTAGCAGACTTGACACCAGCCAAGTGACGAGCGTACTGACCGAAGACATAAGCCTTCATGTTCTTCTCGTCTTGTGATCCACCAAATGGATTCTTCTGCACATTGATGCCGGACTTCCATGGCTGTGCATCTACTACAGGCTTTGCTGCTGGTGCAAACTCACCGAGGGACTTGATGGCTTCTACACGCTCTTCGATGTTCTTGGCTTCTGCCATAATCGACTTGACCTGTGCGAGGTCACCATCACCGGATGCCAGCTCACGTGCTGTAGCAAGCAGGCTTTCCCGCTTTGCTTGTAGTTGTTCGATATTCATAGTTGTGTTAGCAACTCCAAACGGGCGAGTAGTTCAGCTCGCTCGTTTACATCAGTGGCTTTCGCCTCGACTACGAGATCCGGTTGCGTCTCTGGCTGGTCTGCGTCCCGCAGTGAATCCCAGACAACAGGGGCAAGGCGCTTTGCGCTTGACCGGCTAAGACCGACTGCATCCCGCAGCCGACGTTCTACACCCCGTAGAGATACAGGGTGAATACATTTTTTACCGTGCATGGCATAGAGAGCCTTTGCACGTTCTGCGAAAGCATCGACCAAGGCGTTAGCCATGTTGGCATTCTCGATTACTTCCATTGCACCAGAAAGCGCGTCCCAGTAGGCTTCTAGCCCTTCGTGGATCAGTTCGCCTTCCGCTTCCTTGAATATCTCAGCTGCATACTCGGCGGCTGATTGTTCAGGCATCGGAGCCATTACTATCTCTTCTTCTTCCATCATAGGCTCCATGCCGTACATCTCCTCCAGACTCTTGACACTGTTCCGGTATTCGGCAGGTGTCGGGGTGATGCTTGCCTCAGCGATACACCAGCGGGTTATCTCGCTAGCCTTGCCTACGCTCTTACGCTCCACCATGTGACCGGCAGCACCAGAGGAATAACCCATCTTGCCTTGCTTGCAAAGCTTTGCGATCATCTCACCATAGGAGTCTGCCATGTCCAGCTGTGCTTCGTACCACAAGCCGGCTTCGTCCATCTTGACGTAGCCAGTACCGATGGACTTCTTACCGATCATCTTGTCCATGCCGTGGTGATAGTAGACGTTTAGAGGGACACGCTCACCAGCCTTGATGGGGAATCCAAAGTCCGTTTGCGGGGTGAAGTAGTCACCCTCTAGGTCGGTTGCATCAGGAGAGCCAAAGCGCACAAGGTAGCCTTTGACGCTTCCAAGGCGGTCTGACTTAATAGCATCACTGTAGACGGTTAGCAGGTCCATGTGCTAAGT